TGCATATTATATACATCCTTATTTAATATAAGCCCACCACCACAACTTGCTGTGTACGGAGATATATGTGAACTATCTGGCATTTATTTTCCTATGATGATGTACCTATAGTAGTTGCAATACTTTCAGTAACTACATCTGTTCTCATATAGTCTGCTGAATGAGTACCATAATCTGTTTTTAATAATTTTAATTTTCTTTGATAATCTCTATCTGCTAATTGTGCATGTTCAGGATCTGATCTTAGCATATAAACGTAATATTTAGCCCTATCTACAATTATTGGACTAAATCTATCAGGTAATCCCATATTATCACCATGAGCGGATAGATCAGTATGAGTTGTATAATAATCATAACTAACTGTATATTCACCTTCACCTGGTATAGGACTTAAAATAAAAGAACTATAATCAGGTTTTCTTACTACCTTTACAGGAAGGCCAAAGGCACTACTAACATTTACATCATCTGCAACTTTATTAGTTTGTAAATAAGTATCATAAGTAATATGAGCTAATTTCTTAGGTGCAATATCACTTCGAGATACCCTTATATAGTCTACATCTAATTGTACTGAAGATGCCTCAACATAAACATAGGATGTTGCTGCTGAAGCAGTAAAAGTTGTATCCAAAATATTACCTTCTCTATAATTAGTTACACCAATCGTTGTATTTAAATTCTGTGTTCCACCTGCAGAAGTTCCTACTCTTACAATTAAAGTAGTTGCTGAACTATTTGGACTAAGAACCCTAACTTGTATTTTATATGTTTTATTTACTACTGTAGATATCGATTGATAAGCTGCCGCACTATTTAAGTTTAATCTACCATTTCCACTACTTGTATATGATGGGGAACCATCTCCCGTAGTCCAACTAGTTATATTAGAAGTAACTTCACCATTAGTAATTAATTCAGTAGGTTTTAAAAAAAAAGACTCAAAGTCTACTCTCCGCATATCAGATGGAAATGTGTATTCTCCATCACCTACGGTGAGAGCTTGAGTCGTTGATGAATGTAATAAAGGAAGTTCAGCTCCTTCATTATAAATATCGTGTACTGATTTATTAATAAAATCTTTAACTGCTGTTTGAATACCTCGACTACTAGAAAAGTTTGATGAAGTCATTTCAACCTCATTCAATTCTCTTAAAATTCTGTTTGATAGGATTAAATATGTTGTAGCCATAGGTTAGTGTCCCTTTTTATATAATTTAAGAAATAATTTAATATCTCCCTGTGTAATTGTTTTTGGAAGATTTTTTCTCATATTTCCTCCACTTTCGTAAAGTTTTTTCCATTTTCTATAACGGGTTAAATTACTAGATGTACTACCAGCAACTTTTTGATTTTTATTATATTGGTTTAAATAAGTTTTTTTTCTAGTACTATCGGTTAAAGACATTATTTAGTTTCCTTATTATCATATTCAAATTGTTCAAAACGAATAAGTAAGCGTTTTATCCGTGCTTCCGCATCGTCTAATTGTTTCTTCATGTCTTCAATCTGCTTTTTTAAGGCAGCATTATCAGACTTGTATTCTTGAATTACTTCAAGTAGTTGACTTTTCTTTTGAAAGGTCATTCAGTAACTTTACAATGTGATCTAGTTTATCACTTTGAGAAGTAACTTTATTTTCTAAATTTTGTATTCTATTTAACAAGGGAATAATATTATTATTACCATTACTGAAGTAACTTGTTTTAGTATTTGCAGTTAAATCATAAGTAGCCATATATCTCCTAATTAAAAATTTTTAACTAAGGGGGATAATTAAACCCCCCTTAATATTTTATCTTAAGTACTATTACTCATAGGTAACTTTTTGTGTTTCACTGTCACCATGACCATCGCAGTCAGCAGTTACAGCAAATACTCTAACGACAGCATTTATTGCTCCTGTTGCAACGACTAGATCAATAGTTTCTGCTGAAGCACAGTATCTATAACCTATTGAAGTGGTTCCTTTTGAGGAATCACCCGCTCTAGCTCTAGTTGTTTCTATCCCTGCAGTTGCAGTTGATGCTGATACAAAACAATCAACATCGTCCCCATCTCCAAGAGATAAAGTTCCAGAGTTTCCAGCACTATCAGCTGTTAGGATATCTAATCCTGCATACAAAACTAATGTATTTGCGGGTAAACTTAATACCTCAAATACATCGTTTGCTACATTAGTAGTATCACTAAAACTAATAACTTGACTTAGTACTTTGACTGTAGGTAAACTAGACGGATGTCCAGATGTACCTACTCCGCTTACTGAATAAGTAGCCATAATTTATATCCTCCTAATATTAACCTACTGTTATGACACCAGAGTAAACTGCATCTGATCTCAGAATTTTTCTTCCGAAAACATGCAAGCCTCTCACGATGTCTGAAAATGAATCAGGGTCTCTGATAAGTTCTGTTTTCGCAATATGGTTTGCCGTAGCAACTGCACCTTGGTGCCCATAAAGGATTGCATACTCATTAGATCCTGCTGATCCAAACGTTTTAGATGATGCTGCTCCACTTGAAACTGCTATCGCATTAGTTGAGTAAAGTCTAAAACCAAATAAAGGTCTATCCGTTACCAAACCGTTTCTCATAGAAGATGCAGAACCATCGTTCATTATTGATTGGTCCATAATTTTTGCAGCCGCTTTTCTCAATTGCTTGTAAAAAGCTGGCGGTGCAACGAACCATCTGTTTTCCTCTGGTACATCATTACCGTCAAGAACTGTCTTAGCAGCTGATATAACATCTGCTAATGTATCATTTCCTGCATCTCCATCAATTGGCGAAGCATCTGTTCCAGTGTTCGCTGCTGATGTTGCTGCATTATCATAAATATATTTTAATACATTATAGTCGTAATTCTTTTTCAGTGAATAAGCACCTGAAGAAGTTGCAAGAGCCTCCCAATTTACATGTGATTGTCTCTCTTCGATGTCATCTACTTTAAACGCAAAGTAAGAACCTTGGTCGACAGTAAGTTGTAACTTATCATCTGCCAAAGTTTGTGTGTTTACAGTTTGACCTCGAGCGTAGTCGCTCACAGTAATGGAAGGCTCTTTCACGATATTTACCGTGTCGCCAAAATTTTCAATTTCTCCAGCGTAATCAGTGTTAGTAATATCTTCAACAACTGATGCACGTCTGAAAAACTTTTGAACCTTTTGACTATATACTGCTGGTACCCAGTTACCCGAAGGTAAATTTTGGTAGCCAGTAGCAAGTCCCATTGTAGCCATGTGTTAGCCTCCAATTATATTGTTAGTATTAAGGTTGGATTCTACCTTCTCTTACAGCTTTATCGATTTCTTCTTCATACTTAGCATACTCATTAACATTCATTTTACTGATTTCAGCATTAGACCAAATCTTTTTAGGTTTAGCACCTTCAGTTGATTCAGCCTTTCTAGTTTTAGATACAGCTTTAGCAGCTTCTTTTTTAACATCCTGTTCTTCTTTCTTACTATACTTACCAAGTCCTTTATCCATTTTATATAGATCTAAAGCTCTGGCAGCAAGTGAAGCATTGCTTGTATTTTCATACAACCAATCCTGAATCACAGGATCTTGTTTTGCAGCCCATTCATGAAAATCGTCTTTTGCACGAAGTTCATTAAAGTCAGGATGCAATTTTAAAAGTTCTACTTCAGCTTTTTCTTTTGCAATTTCTTCCTGTTGAACTTGAAGATTTTGATACTTAGTCTCCATCTCACTTGCTCTGCTATCCGCTTTTGTCATAGCAATGGTTTCAACCATTTCATAAACATCAGGGTATTCCTTTCTCCAAGATTCTAATTCATCTTTAGATTTAGGTGGAACAAACTCTTTCGTTGATTGTTCAAGTTGAGTTCTTAAAGTCCGAACTTCATCTTTATGCTTTCCGAGTGTAGAATCATAGTGTCTTTTCAAATCGTCATAACGTTTCTTAAAGACACGTTCTTCGGCATTTTCAGGGCGTTCAGTTGAAGGAGTTGCCTTACCATCTAAGCTTGCAATTTCTTCTGATGCTTCAGTGTCCTTTTGAACGG